ACTCAATCTTTAACCAATTACGAAATAGCAGATGAATTAGATATGCCTTTATCATCTGTTACTGCAAGATGCCGAGAGTTACAGCTTTTGAACTTGGTAGAAGATAGTGGTAAAAGACGAGAAACTAAATATGGAAAACAAGCAATAGTATGGCACGAAAAAAACCACCCACAAAAGCCGAAAGAGAGCATATGAGTGCGGTTGCTAATCTTGGGTGTTGGGTATGTAACCAACCAGCAAATGTCCACCACATACGACCTAAAGGGCTAGGAATAGGTGTTCGATCTAGCCACTATGATACAATTCCACTTTGCAGAGATCACCATTTAGGAAAATTTAGTATTCATAATTGTAAAAAAGAATTTGAAGCTAAATATGGAACAGAACACGAAATATTACAAAAAATTAAGGAGAGAATAAAATGTCAACAAGATCAGGATATTTTTTAGTTTTTCGAAACGTATGGAAACATAAATCGTTTAGATCACTTATTGAAGCTAGTGTTTGGTTATATATGATAAGTTCAGCTTCTCATAAAGATAAAACTTTATCATTTTTAGACAATAAAATATTTGTAAAAAGAGGTGAATTAATATTTCCATTAAGAAAAAATGCTACTTTTTGGAAAATGACTTATTCTGAAATGCGATCTTTTATTTTAAGGCTTAAAAGACGAGGCATGGTGACTACAAGATTAGCCCAGCTCATACCAACCTCTGACCACCCTAGACGAAATATTACGATTATTTCTGTTGTAAATTACGACAAATTTCAATATGTGGATAACGAACAACCACCTCAAGACCAGCTATCGCCTCTGACTAATACACTAGATACTAATACAAATATACTAAATTATAGGTCTAGCAAAAACAAGATTGTTAAGTCTGGGGATAAGGTTATCGGAACTGAGGGTGCTTATAATATCATTTTGGTAGACGGAAAAAAGTATCTTAAACATAAATACAAAGATGAGCCGATTAAAGAATATTAATGTTGTCAATACTACGCATTTTTAAATATGTACGAAAAAGATTGATTAAATTATCAATTGAAAATAAAATGCTAAAAAGGCAACTAGAATATTATAAAGCTATATTAGAATCAATGGACAATCGAAAACATTAATGGTTAAGAAAAAGTCAAAATTTCGCCACATTTCAATATCTAACAAAAAATACTACTTTTACGAAATAAAATGGATTGATGTTATTGGAGACTCAGGCCACGCATCTGAAAAAGAATTTATTAATATGAAACCAGCTTACATGACAACCAACGCTTATGTATTTAAAAAAGATAATAAGTTCGTTTGGACTTTTGCTAGTTATGATGAAGAAACATTTAGCGATAGAAACCTTATTCCAAAAGGATTAATTATTTCTATGAAAAAGGTAGAGATTTGATACCATTTCCAAAAAAAAAATATAATATCATTTATGCAGATCCAGCTTGGTATTTTAAAACCTATTCTAATAAAGGTGAAAAACGATCTGCTATACGTCACTATAATTGTATGTCTGTTGATGATATTTGTAATTTACCACTTATGGATATTTGTGATGATGATTGTATCTTATTTATCTGGGTTATTGATCCAATGTTGCCAGAAGCTTTGGAAGTCATTAAAAAATGGGGTTTTAAATATAAAACAGTAGCTTTCACATGGGTAAAAAAAAATAAAAAAACAGATAGTTATTTCACAGGGTTAGGATACTGGACAAGATCAAATCCAGAAATGTGTTTGTTAGCAACTAAAGGTAAACCAAAAAGATTGTCAAAATCTGTAACACAATTAATAATTAGTAAGAGACAAGAACATAGTAAGAAACCAGATGTAATAAGAGATAAGATTGTAGATTTATGTGGAGATTTACCAAGAATTGAATTATTTGCTAGAAAAATATATAAAGGTTGGGACTCATGGGGAAACGAGATATGAAATTAGACAAAACTAAGGCAAACATCACAAATAAACCACAATCTAAAGTTGGCAGACCTAAAGCAGAAGTAGATGTAGAAATACTGAAAAACTTAGCATCTATTGGATGTCCTACTTATGAAATTGCATCTGTTATGAATGTATCTGCTAGAACATTGAAAAGAAATTTTGCCGAAATAATTGAC